GATTCAAACCGTGTGCGTTCAGTCGGTGTCATGCCCCAGACTGGAATCACGGCACCGTTGCCGCCCTCCGGAAACGGCACGTCAGTCTTTGGACGTTTGGCGATTGTAAAGAACGCTTCCGCCGTGAGAATCTCACGAGTCATCTGTTGTTTCCTGTGTTGATTGCTGTGACGTGTTCGCGGCTTTGATGCCCTTTTCCCATTCCGCTATTTGGTCCGCTGCGGCTTGCCATTTTTCATCGAAGACATCCGGTCCCCATCCCTCAGCGGCCAGCCGTTCCAGGCATTCATCGTCGGCCGGTTTCGCGTATCCCGCTTTGCAGAGTCGGTATGCGTCCGGGTGGTCGATGATCGCCCCGGCTTTGATTATCCGATGCTGACCGCAGGCGGATACCGTGACGATTGCAGGATCAGTGCGGCTTGTCGCCAGGCTTGTACGTGCGAGTTTAGCTTTCACGGTTCGCCCTTACGTTGCGTAGGTTGGAAGTCCGGACAGCTTCATTCCGACAGACGACTTCACGCCGTCGTCCATTGCAATCGACGCTCCGAAACTGAATCCCGCGATCTTGAACGGCCACGCCGTCGACGCACTGTCGGCGAACGTAATCGAGCCATCCAGTTGCGTTGCCGCTGTTGTTGATGGCGTCGTCAGGTGGTCCGTGATCTGCTGGTGGCCTGCGTTAGCTGGCAGGAAAAACAATTCTGCATTCACGTTGCCCGGCTCCGTGTAGCCGCTGGACAGATATGTATGTCCCGAACCGGTCGTGTCGAGCGTTGTGAATTTGAACGTCTCGTTTTCCGCTCCATCGTGGTCAATACTGAGTACCTCAGAAACGGCTGTGAGTACCGTCGCAACGTCGATTTTCAGAACGCTGCCCTTTGATATCGTTGGCATGGTTTCTCCTTTTTGTGGTTATCGTCGCCCGAGTTTGGCGGCTTCTTTTTCAAGAACCTGCCGTGTCTTCTGTTGTAGTTTCATAAGTGCCGACGCTGCTGATACGCTCGCCCCGATCCGGATCGAATCGGCCGCTGGCATGACTCCGCGACTGGCCCCGCTCTTGTCTGTCACTCGCGATTTCGTGCCCATGAAATACCAGTGAGCATTCTGTTTGCTGATTCCGACGCCACCATTGGTGCCGCCTTTCCCGCCTTTATGTTTTCCAACACCAGCCCCGACTTTCGCCTCTGTCGTGCCGAATTTCTTACGCCGCTTGAATCGTGCCGCTATCGTTTTCTTCGCTGACGAATTCGGCGTTGCCGCCCTCATCGCCTTTCGCATCTCACCGAGTCCGGCACGGACACCGGACGCGATAGCCTTCTGTGCGACCTTGCCGCCGATCTCCTTCAGTGCCCGGTCAAGTGCCTTGTCGCCCGTCAGGAATTCACTCATATCGCATTTCAGTCCCTGACAGATCAAACCCGTTCGGCTTGACGACGGTATAAGCAGACGCCCCGTCAACTCTCGTACGGATTCGATACTGAGTTCTGCCGGTGTCCGACCAATCCCAGTGACTCAAACCCATGTCCATATTTTCGACGGTGTACGTGTGAGTCGTTCCGTCAATCACCCGTGCGATTGTGTCGCCTATCGCTGGGTCTCCGAGCGTCAACGCCGTAGCGTCAATCAACCAGTCAACCAACTCGACAACAACTTCCGCCCCCGCGTTCCCGATTGTGCCGTACCGCAACTCACCCTGTATCGCTTTTGATATCGTGATACTGGTCGACGCTCGCGTGTAGGTGACGGACGCCCCGGCAATATGCCGGGATGCCCGCATTCCTACCTTCAACGCTCGCTCATGTGCGGACAGCGTCATCGGTTATACTTCCACGGCTTCGGTGATTGTGATCGCGTCCGACGTGAACAGCGGCACGTTGAACGCCGATTGCGGAAACGGTGCCGGCGCACCGGTCGGATTGGTTGCCGTTCGGCCTTGCTGAAGCTCTTTCAGCATTGTCCGATTGGTGACCATGAAATCAGGACCGCCGCCTGATGGAAACGCCGCCAGCAGATCGCTGATGAAATCATCCGTCAGCGGCTTTGTGTCAGTCGTCACGCTCAGATTGGCGATTCGTCCTGCACTGTACTTTCCGCCCAACTGGAGCCCGATATACATGCTGCCGGGGCAGAAATAGACTGGATGGTTCGAGTCGTTCGCTTCAGTGACGATAGCTTCGCCGATCTGAACGCCGCGAGCCATTGGCGTTACGAGCTTCACGTCGTTGTCGCCCGTCTTGATCGCGTACAGACTGGACTGTTCTGACGCAGTTGTGCCGCCCGCACCGATGACCATATCGTCAGCCAGTGCGTCGAGATTCGAAGAACCGAGCAACCCGACGAAACCGGCAGAATCGCCGGGACTGGTCACGCCGTAGATGACCTGCTGCTCAAGAGCGAACAACGCGGCGTTAAGGTGCCGAACACCTTCACGGGCGATTAAGTCTTCCGGACCATTCCGCCACGCATTTGCCACGGCGAAGTCAACACGCCACGAGAAGTCAAGAATCGTACACGCCGCAGAGACGACCGTGTCAATGGAGTGATCGTAATCGCGGCCCGCGTTTGCCGCTCGAAATCCGACTACAGGCGCACCAGTGAACGTATTGTACTTGTGAGTCTCCGAACCGTCGGACGTGTCGGAAATCGGAAGACGTGCCACCAACGGCGAAGCGTTCAGCACCTCGCTGGTCGTGGTGTCATCCACATCGAGTGCGTCGGCGACGAAATCCGCCACCGTCAAAAGATCGTTAGCCATGAGTTCAGTTCCTTTGTGAGTTGTCAGGCGTTGCCTGTGTTAGTTTTCTTCGTAACTGCGACCAGAGATTCTGATCTTGCTGCTCAGTCCGCCCCGCTTCGGCTGTGGCGAATCGTTGCCTTCGCCATATTCCGCCGGCTCAGATTCGCCGGTATCGATGCTGTTCAGCGTTTCCTGAAGTTCGCCGACCTTCGCTTGTAGAGCGTCGATCTTTGCGTTCAGCCCGCCGATGTGGCGTGATTGAGCGTCACTGAAGGACAGCCCCTCAGCGACCCATTCAGCCGCACTGGTTGCACCGAACGCCTCCGTAAATCGTGACAGTTCCGCCGCGAATTCCTCGCGAACGTCCGCCGCGCTCAACTGTGGTTCTTCTGCCGGTGTCTCAACCGGCGTGTTATCTTTCGGCATGTCGTCACCTTTCGTGACTAGGGTTAAATCGTGGCGAGAAAGAAAGCGAGTCACTGCCGCAGATACGCGGTCAGCGTCAACGCTCAAAAAAGCACACTCCGGTTTCTCGCCAGATAGGCCGAGTGCGTATTCCATGAGGCTGTCTGCCTCTTGTGCAATTTCCTGCTCCCGGTGAAACAGTCCGTTCGGATTCGCAGCCGGTTCATCGACCACGTCACCCGCTCGCAGCCGCGTCAGCCTCGCGTGCTGGAAGTTGTTTAGATTGTCCTCGTCCGGACTCACAAACCGTGCAGGCTTGCCGCTGGTGTTTTCTGTTTCGTGTTCGTTCATTGCCTGCTGATCGAATTCAAAGACAATCGACAGGCCGAACGATTCCGGATCTTCTTCCGCCAGACTCATCACGTAGTCGGCCAGATCACCGTCAGGCGTTTTCGTCGCAAACTCCGCGAAGTTCAGATCACCCACAACGCGATCACCGATAGTTTTCGCGTCTGTGATCCTGCCGAGCTTCGACGCCATCCCATCCGACGACAGGCCCGGATGTGTGAAGCGTGCTTTGATTCCGCCGGATGCCGCTTCGCTGCCGTTGATTGCTGCCGTCACGTCAGACAGGAAGTCTTGGTCGATCCACATATCGTGGCCCAACGCTTCGCCGCGGGTGATCACCGATACGCCGCGAATCACGCCGGCCCCGAACGTGCCACCGGATCGGTCGACAGATTCCGCACCGCGTGCGACCGATGCCCGCAGATATTGCGGTTGCTTGCTGATGTCCTTTTTCATTACTGCCGCCCCCTGGTATTGTTTGGTTCCGGCGGCGACTCTTCGACGACTGGCTGCATGGCGTATTCCAGCGTCACGCCGCGTTCCTCCGCGTATGCGTTCGCCTTCGCAATCGCGTCTACGTTTTCCTCAAACTCGCCTCGCCCCGCCTCTTTCGTGATCCGATACGGATTGTCCAGCCCGGCCTTGATTGCGGCGACAGCCCCGTTGATCTCTTTGGCTGGATCCCACCACGGCATACCGCGATGCACCCACTCAAACGGCAGATCCTTGATCGTCTGGCCTGCGGGCAGTTGCAGCTGTCCGTTGATCACCCATTGCTGCAATTTCCAGACGGTGACCTTCCGCAGAAATTCCAGAACGTCCGCCCGCTTGTGCTGGCAGGACCGGTCATACAAGAGCCACGCGGCACGGCTGCCGAAGAAGTTTGTGTGCGACTCGTCCACGAAGTTGTACGGCAGGTCGAGCGACTTGATTGCGATGCTCAGAACCGTCTGCATGAACTCGCGTGTATTGCTGCCTGGATTGTCCGTCTTTAAGAATTCGGCCTTGTCGCCTGGATCCAGATCCAACTGCACCGGACCTTTGCCGAAGTCGATCTCGTAGCCGTTCGCGTCGGTCCCGGTCGCTGTGCCGATTGATTCCTCCGCGTCGCGATAGAAGACAAGAGCGAATAGCTGTTCGACTTTCATTTTCGCGAGTGCAAGATCGATTGATTCATAACAATCACGAAACGAATTCAACGCTGCGGCCAGTGGCGAGATTCCCCGCACCTGGTCGAATCGCTCGAAATGCCCGTGATGAATCATCCGGCGTGCTGGTACGTTTCGGGCAAATTGGAATTGACTGGAATCTGTGCGGTTCCAGAGTGCGTACTGTGCAGATGCCCCCGCACGATTCACGCGGATTCCGTTGTACCATCGGTCGCCCTGTTCGATCTTGTCTGGCTGGCGGATTCTGTCCGCTTCGATGACCTGAAGATGCCCCGTCTGGAGTTTCAGGGCCATCACGTCGCCGTCGATAGTGCGGCGTGATTCCACCATCCGCAACATCTTGTTGAACGAGTGACGCCCGGCCGCGTCGCACTGTGACGGACGCTGCCAGTCCCGCATCAGAGATTCGATCTGCTGATTCAGTTCGTCGGATTGCGTCCGCATCTGGAAATCGAATAGCGAAACATAGTCGAGATGCTTCCGAATCGCCCACGCGACAATCGAGAAGTTCCTCGCCATGTCCCGCGTCGCACCGATCATCCGGTGACGGTCGGCGTTTTTTAGGTTCTGATCTTCATGCTTCAGGACCGACGAAGCGGCTTTGCGTTTGCCGCTGGATTTGACCGCGTCGTATCCGCTCGCAAATGCGGCGGTCATTCGGTTGGCTGTGCGTGTCAGGATGTTCATGGGGTGAAGTTCCCCATGTTGACCTGCGCCGCCCGTGGTCGCTTCGACGGTTGGCCTGTACAGCGTTCAATCTCGCGATTAATCCGGTTCAGCGTCGACTGCCGATCCGCAATGGACGCAAACGAAGTTGACTGACCGTCCACGGTGATTGACATCACGCCCGAGGCGATAGCGTCTTCGAGTGCGTCTCTACGGTCTCTGAGTGTTGCGAGCGTTGCCATGCCTGCAATTTTGCGGGCGGCGTTTAGTCTACGCTACACTTTACGGGGTGCAGTTCTCGGATTCCGAGACTCATTGATACAGCCGCGTTTTCACTTTGTAATGCTGCCCGCACCCTCTGCATTTCACTGGTGACCACGCCACTACATTAAACGG